ATGAGAGTAGGTGAGGGAACTACCTACTATGAGCAGTATTTCGAAACGCAAACGCTTGAAAAACTATCCACATACAACTGGAGGTTGATTCAAGACTTAGTCGATGACTTAGCGCAGATATTAAGCGAGGATAAAAAAGTGAAAATTGATGTACAAATAATAGAACAATGAAAACAAAAGTAAACCTAGAGTCTTACAAAGACCTATTAAACGAAATGCACGCCGCAAACACGTTTAAATTTAGCGAAATTAGTAAACAACGCTTTGACTTATTTTATATTTTGAAACAACACGGCTACGTTAAACGACTCGAACGCGGGCTATATACATGGTCGCACGGCAAACCAACCCGCGCAACTGCCAAACGCGTAGCAATGTTAACGACTGAGTACCGCAATTCTTGGGAATGTATGCAAAAGGACAAAAAGGACGCAAAGGACACGCAAATTAAAATGAAATTCAAAAACCAAATGCCTAAACAAACACGAAAACAACAAGACCGCGCGGAATTAGCTGCAATCGGTACAATGATTTTAGTAGCAGCCGTAAGCCTTACTCTTATCATTGCTTTTATTAGTAACTTTTAAAACCAAAATAATGGAAAACAAAACAAATACGGGCGCAATTTTCAAGAACGACAAAAAGACGAACCCAAACCAACCCGACTACAGAGGAAAGGTAAACGTAAACGGCAAAGAAATGGAGATAGCCCTCTGGGTTAAAACGTCTAGCGCTGGAAATACTTATTTTAGCGCGTCTTTTTCCGAACCATACGTAGCTCCTACAAACAACGTAGTTTCAAACGTTCCAGTTAACGACCAAATTAACGACGACTTACCCTTTTAACTTATGATCATGTTTATTCAAGACGAAGCGCTTAGGCGCGGTATCAAAGACCTATTGAAAACACGAACTAGAAACCAAATAGTTACCGAAATAAAGGAAAAGACGGGAAAGTTTCACCATTTCCAAATAAACAATTTCCTAGACGGCAAAGACGTAGCACTTTCGACCCTCGTTAAACTTGACGAATACCTTTATAAACACCTACACTAAGAACTAGCCCCCGTAAAAAGGGGCTTTTTTATTTAAAAAAAGTCTTGTTTAAAAATTAATCTTATATTTGACTAGAATTTAACCACATGGAAATACTACTTTACATTGCGCTTGCATGGTTTTTAACGAACTTTGAACCACTACAAGACCTAATAGACCGCATCTTTAGCGAAGTGCCGTTAAACCGCCTTACAATCTATTTACACGGGGCTTTCGGTTGTCCTAAGTGTATGGGCTTTTGGGTTACTTGGGCTTTAAGCGGTCAATTTCTTACCGCGTGCCTAGTTTCTTTATGTTCTTACGTTGTTGACTTATGTTTAGCGAAGCTGAATTACTAGAAATAAACGGAATCTTAGCCAATTTGAAACCCGAAAGGCTAAGTAAAATGCACTTGCGTAAGCTGCAAGCAATCAAAAACAAGGTAACGGGAGAACGCGACAACCGCTGTTTGTGCGCCGTACAAGACCGACAAAAGTTTTACAATGAGTTCTTACAATGGTTTGAAGCGAACGCTTGACAAGTACGTAAGCGAGAATTACGACGAAGTAAGGGCCTACGCCAATTACTTTTTAACTCGTTACGTCAATAGCAAAAAGCTAGCGTGTTCGTCTTTAAGTCACAAACAAGACGACATAAATAGCCAAGTTCCCGACCTACTAGACGAACCCGAAGACGACGACGTGCTGGATAAGATCCAAATTGAAAACGTTTACAACTTTCGCAAATGGTGCATACAAAAATACCGCGCCGAAATAGTCGACCCAGTGGAAAAACGAATAGCGCAAGTCTACTTTGACGAAAAAAAGCAAACGGCCGAAGCTATGGCAGACTATTTTAACGTAAGCCGCACGTCGGCCCATTACATGATACGGGACTTGAAACAAAAAATAAGACTAATAGAATATAGTTATGTGCGCTTTTAAACTACTTTATGCAGTTGCGACCCTTGCATTTATATCAATGGGCGTAGCTTTAATTTATGAGGGCGAAACGGCCTATTTACAAATTTTAGGGGTCGGAATTTGTGCCTACATACTGGGGCGCTTTGACGAGGAACTACAAAAAAACGAAGAAAATGAAAATTAAAGACGAATACAAAGGAAAAACCATAGTCGTTTACGACTCGGTGCTAGGACAACGTAAAATTGAGGTCGACAAAATAGACCCCGCACGTTTTACTTATTACAATACCATAGGCTTAGGCTACCTTTTCGAGAAATCGACTATTTCTTACACGGGCATAGACCACGAAACGGCGCAGTCGGACGCAGTCGAAGAGCCTAAGGCAGTCGAACCTACCGAAACACGTAAGAAACCAGCTACAAAAACACGTAAACGCAAAAGCAATGCCGCAACCAATTAAAGGGGAGAAGAAAGAAACGTTTATTCAGCGTTGCATGGCCGACGAAGAAAGCGTTAATGCGTTCCCCGACGAAAAACAACGTTACGCCGTATGCAACCGCATTTGGAAAACGCATTGGCACGAAGCCCTAAGCATTTATAAGAACGCTTTTGCCGAAAAGACGTACACCGACTATCCAAAACAAGCTACCGAAAACGCTAAAATAGCTTTACGTTGGGCTGAGCAAAACGGGTGGGGTTCTTGCGGTACGGCCGTAGGTAAGCAAAGAGCCAACCAACTAGCAAAAAACGAACCAATAAGCCGCGACACAATAGCACGAATGGCAGCCTTTGAAAGACACCGCCAAAACTCAACTAAGGAACTAGGCGACGGGTGCGGGCGTTTAATGTGGCTAGCTTGGGGCGGTGATGAAGGCATAGAATGGGCGCAACGTAAACTCGAACAAATAGACAAATGAAATACGCAATAGTCGATATGGGTAAAAACATGGCTGCTTATTGTAGCGTAATAGAAGCCGAACTAAAAAAAGACGGAATCCACCACGTAATATACCTAACCGACCAAGACAACTTAATGTGCGTAGAATTCATAACCGAAGACGAATTTTTAGACCACTTTAAAAACACGAAAAGAAATGGCAAGGCCTAGACACTTAAAAGAACCAGAAGAGCTTTACACCCTATTCGAAAACTACGTAATAGAAACAAAGAGCCGTACCCGTAAAGTCCCAAAGGCTACAAATAAAGGAGTATTGTACGAAGAACACGTCCCACCCCTTACAATCGACGGGTTTAAGACGTATTGCAATAAGCAAGGCGCGGACATTAACCGCTATTGGTATGGTATCGGTGAAGGGTTCGACGCATTTGTAACCATCGTTACGCGTATTAAAGAAGAAATACGAAACGACCAAGTCGAGGGGGCGCTCGTTGGGCAGTATCAACAAAATATCGTTGCCCGATTAAATGCGCTCACCGAAAAGACGGACGTAACCTCAAACGGCGAAAACATAAACGAGATTAAGATTAGCATTATAAGACCCGACACTAAGGAACTAGAGTAACATGGAAAGAATAACATTAAGAATAACCCGCCCCGATTTTACCACAGAAGAAAACACGTTTACAAACGTAAGGCTAAAGCTAGAAGAACAAGGTGTAGCCGTTTACATTAGGGAGTGCCATAATATGCTAGCGGCGTTCTACCCTATTTCGTGGTCTGTTCAATTGATAAAGGTTGAAACCATCGAGTAATGGACTTACAAAGTACAATTGTATTTGAAAAGAATTACGACGCGCTTTATAATAACGAGGCGCGTTTTATAATTAACGAGGGGGGCAGCCGTTCAAGCAAAACCTATTCGCTTTGTCAATTGATCCTAGTCTACTGCCTACAAAACAAAGGCGTCGTCGTTTCTATTATTCGTAAGACGTTCCCAGCTTTGAGGGCAACGGCTATGCGCGACTTTTTCGAGGTGCTTAAAGAGTCGGGAATTTACGACAAGGCTAGCCACAATATGTCCGAACATATTTACACGTTCCCAAATGGCAGCATGGTCGAGTTCTTTTCAGTCGACGACGAACAGAAAATACGCGGTCGCAAGCGCTCCCTAGCATGGTGTAATGAGGCGAACGAACTATTTTACGACGACTTCACTCAGTTGAATATGCGTACCGAATCAAAGCTAATCTTTGACTACAACCCCAGCGACTCGACCTCATGGCTTT